GATGTATTTAAGACTGGTGGTAATTTCCACAGCAGCATCGCAAAGTTAGTGTTCAACCTTCCTTGTGAGGCGGAAGAAGTTGCAGAACTTTACTCCACACAACGACAAGCAGCCAAGGCTGTAACATTCGGCATAATGTATGGTGCTGGATCAAATAAAATATCACAGCAAGTAACAGCAGACTCGGGCAAAAACTTTAGCAAACAAGAAGCACAAGAAGTCATTGATGATTACTTCAGACAATTCCACAAACTTAAAAAGTGGATAGATCATTCTAGTAAGTACATCATGGATAATGGTTTCATTTATTCCCAGTATGGCAGAAAAAGAAGGCTACCGAATGTCCGTTCTGACAATCAAGGAATACAAAGTCATGAAGTACGATCTGGACTAAACTTCTTAGTTCAATCTGTAGCTTCTGATATCAACTTACTAGGAGCAATAGATACTCATAACCACATAAAGTCTATTAACAAAACAAAAGAGATGAGAATCTTTGCCCTAGTTCATGACTCAATACTCGCAGAAGTAGATGAGTGTGAAGTAGATGCCTACAAAGAGATAGTTCAAGGTTGTATACAAAAAGATAGAGGTATATACATTCCTGGCTGCCCAGTAGGCTGCGACTTTGATGTAGGAGACGATTACTCCTTCGGAAAGTTTGAAAAGATGTATGATATATGATAGATTAAAGTTTCCAATCTACCCTATTCACACAGATGAAATCCTGACAGTTGACGGATTGCTGTGGATAGAAGATCAAGTATTAGATGACAGAAACATGAAAGGAAATACTCTTGGATTGAGACGATTACAAAGTCCAATGAAAAGTATGTATCCTATAAAGTACATGATACAGGACATACCATCATATCTAGCACATCAAGGTAAATTTTATATAGATAACTCAGGTTATTTCTTTGTAAAAGAGAAAAATACAAAAGTAGACTTAAAATACCACAAAATTATAAGAGTAGATCAAAAAGATATAGCTAGTGTGCTATGGATAAAGGATTGTCCTTTCCCGTTTACTCTTGCAAGACCTCTAAGAAAAGACCAGTCTTGGGCAGGCATATTATATAGGGCAGGAGTCCCTTGGCTGTTGTATGATACATCAGCTGAAAAGAAAAAGAATACATGGAGAAAGATTTGATTCTATACACTGAAAAACAATTACTCGTAGCATATGCAACTCATGTGCATGATCTTGCTGAGCTCGAAATAATGAATCCAACTATCCATGTACCAGTACCTACAGTAGAAGAGTTTCGACTCCTGTACGAAGAAAAGTGGGAAGAATACTATGGAGAAAAAGAGTGATAACAGTTATAGATGGAGTATTTACTCAATTACAAATGGAGAAGTGGAAAGAAAATATTAATCGTTCCACAGATAATTTTGTTAGCGGAGTATTAGATAAAGAGGGAGAAGGTTGGCATCCTGTCAATTCTAAACACCCCAACAGTCATATGTGTTACGAAATATGTAGACGCGCAGGGAAATACTTTGACCTTAGTGAAATTATAGGTTATGATTATTGGACACACACCAATACACGACCTATGCAATGGCATCATGACAAAGATGAAACTGCTTACCTAAAATTAGGAATGGCTAGATATCCCGTATGCTCAACAGTATATTATCTAGAGGTAGAAGATTTAGTTAATGGTAAATTGCAGTTCGATAATGGAGTAGAAGTAGTACCTAAACCAAATAGATTAGTAATATTTTCAAAAGGACTCTATCATGGAGTAGAAGAATTCGAAGGAGTCAGAACATCTATAAACATAAACCCTTGGAATACAAGACTATATCACTCATGAAAAATATATGGACAATATGGAAACATGCTCTAGGTTCATATAGTGAGCAGGATGGCTATGATCCCACCAATGATGATATTGTTGGTATGATAAGAACAGGAATACTATTAGTTAATATAATATGTGCTTTCTTTATTGTAGCTAATGTAGTACATAACTGGTAATGAAAGCAGTAATAAGTGATAGGATATACCTAGAAGTACTTCCGCATCAGCAACAAAATATTGATAAGGAACTGACTTATTCAATTCCCTCTTTTAAGTATGGAGATCCGCCTTTAATTATAAAAAATATGGCAATGATACGACAAGGACTCGTTGCAATACCAGTAGGCAGACTAGACTTAATTCCAACCGACCACGAAATTACAGACAAGAGAATACACAAACCAGTAGAGTTCCCAAAATTTAATTTAACATTACGACCAAGTCAGCAAGAAGTTTATGACCAGATTGGAGACGGTGGTATAATAAACGCATGGGTAAGCTGGGGCAAGACATTTACAGGTCTTGCAATAGCTGGCAAACTCGGACAGAAAACACTGGTAGTTACTCATACTTTGGCATTGCGCAAACAGTGGGAAGATGAAGTAGAAAAAGTATTTGGTTTTAAGGCTGGGATTATAGGTAGTGGTAAATTTGAACTTAACCACCCTATCGTCATTGGCAATATTCAGAGTTTATACAGAAAGATTCCACAAATAAGACAAGAGTTCGGAACTATTATCTTAGATGAAATGCATCACTGTAGCGCTCCAACTTTTTCTAGAATTATAGATAAGAATTGTGCTAGACATAAGATAGGATTGACAGGAACATTACAAAGAAAAGATGGGAGACATGTCGTCTTTCGTGATTACTTTGGAGATAATGTTCTTAAACCACCAAAGGAAAACTTTATGGTTCCTAAAGTTAATATCCTACGATTGGATATACGCTTCATGGACGGAAATAATATACCTTGGGCTAATAGAGTAAATGAATTAGCCTACAACCCAGAGTACCAACACTCTGTGGCTATGACTGCTGCTTCATACGCAGCAAAAGGTCATAAAGTGTTAGTGGTATCTGATAGAGTAGATTTCCTAAAGAACTGTGCCAAACTCACTGGTGATAACGCAGTTTGTGTGACGGGAGCAATCCATCACGAAGATAGAGCAGATATAATTAAACAGATTTTTGACGATAAAGATGTTCTGTATGGGACACAGTCTATTTTCTCTGAGGGTATTTCTTTAAATATTCTTAGTTGTTTAATTCTTGCTACACCAGTAAATAATGAGCCGTTACTTACACAGCTCATTGGAAGAATAATTAGGGACTACGAGGACAAGAAACAACCTATAGTAGTGGACATAAACTTAATCGGAAAGACAGCAAGTAGACAAGCTAGTATGCGCATGGGGTACTACCTCAAAGAAGGATACGAGATATCTACCTTGTGAGAACCTCCGAAAAATACTACTTGACATGAGTTTTAAAATTTGTTATAATATATGATAAAATATAATTGGGAAAAGATATTTAGAGAGACGAATGGAGATTCAACTTCGATTCTTACAATCGTTCATCTTTTAACTTATAAGAGAATCCCTGCTAGTAAGAAAGACAAGACTTACAAATATTTTGGTAAAAGTTTTGTGGGCGATAGTTTTTTACTAAACCCCCGACAGTTATTAGCAGAGAGAAAAAATTATAGCAACAAGGAAGCTGCAGAATATATTGCAGTTGCCTCGTACCGAAATTATTTTAATTACAACCGAACAGGTGAGACAACACTAGAGTTGATACACTTACCTGTCGAAACAACGATAGTAAATCGCAACAGAATGCTTCGAGTAGAAAACGGTCTAGTACACTTTCTATTTGAGGATAACGCTAAATGGAGAACATAATGGCATTAAAATTTAACCAAGCACAGGGTAGTGCAAAAAAAGACAAGATAGACCAATACACTTATAAAGAGGGCGATAATGTAATTCGCTTAGTTGGAGACATCTTACCAAGATATGTTTACTGGATCAAAGGAGAAAATGGCAAGAATATTCCTATGGAATGTCTAGCTTACGATCGTGAGACAGAAACTTTCAACAACAAAGACAAAGACTATGTAAGAGAATTCTTTCCTGACCTTAAATGTGGTTGGGCATATGCAATTCAAGGCATAGATCCTGCAGATGGCAATGTAAAAGTTGTTAATCTCAAAAAGAAACTCATGGAACAAATCATGGTTGCAGCTGAAGATCTCGGTGATCCTACCGATCCCGAAACAGGTTGGGACGTATGCTTCCAAAGAGTTAAAACTGGACCAATGGCTTTTAATGTAGAGTACAGATTACAAGCATTAAAATGCAAACCAAGACCTTTGAACGAAACAGAACTAGCAGCTACTGCTGATCTTCGTTC